TCCAACCTTGCCTGGGACCAGATCAATATCTCTACCGCAGACATTACTGGTACTCTACCAATTGCTAATGGCGGTACTGGCGCTACTACTGCACCCAATGCTAGGACTAATCTAGGTCTTGGCACTATTGCTACACAGAATGCTAACAGTGTAACAGTCACTGGCGGCTCAATAGACGGCACTACCATCGGCGGCTCCACCCCAGCAGCAGGCACTTTTACTACTCTAGCCCTAGACGCACCCACCACAGACGCAACCCTGACAATCGACACAGGCATTACTGGCTGGGTTTACTCTGGTAAGACCGTGAGTGTTGTGGGGCAGGAAAATAACCCCCAAGGATTATTTATTGGTTCAAACGGAACCAAGATGTATGTCTGTGGTTCGACTGGTGATGATGTAAACGAATACACTCTTGGGACTGCGTGGGATGTTTCTACCGCAACATTTACTGCGGTATCAACAGGAGTAACACAAGACACCACACCTGTTGATGTTTTTTTCAAAGACGATGGTCTGACGATGTTCATGCTTGGTCAAACAAACGATACCGTCTACCAATACACATTATCCGTAGCGTGGGACATAACAACCGCAACCTACGCATCCAAATCCTTTAGCGTAACAACCCAAGACTCTGCGCCAACTGGTATGTGGTTTAAGCCTGATGGCACGACCATGTATATTGTTGGAGCGACTAATGACACGGTTTACCAATACACATTAAGCACACCTTGGGATATTTCAACCGCTTCTTATGCAAGCATTTCTTTTAGCGTTGCATCTGTTGAATCTAATCCACAACAAGTAAATCTAAGCGCAGACGGAACAAAGATGTGGGTGCTTGGCTCTACTGGTGATGACATAAATGAATATACGCTTGGAACCGCCTGGAATATCAGCACCGCTACGCGCGTAAACAATATCTATGTTGGATTTCAAGAAACAGGCCCAACTGGATTATTTATAGATTCAACTGCGGCAAACAGAGTTTATGTGGTTGGCTTAACTACCGATGCAGTTTATCAATACAACACAGTTACTAATACGATAGACGCAACAACCGATAGATTCTATGTAAGTGGCGAAGGCTACATAGAAGGAAATACTTATTATGATAATAATGTCTATGTAGACGGTGCTGTAACAGCCAACGGAAGTTTAACTGCAGCTTCCTCAATTAATTTTTCAACTGCTGGAAGCAACATATCAATTGGAACTGGATTAACTCGGAACCGCTGGTGTCTCTGGGTCTACCACGACCATTAACATCGGCTCGGCTGTATCCGGTGCGCTTGGTAACATAAGTATGGGCAATAGCGGAACACAATTTCTTGTTGCCCCAACAACTTCTGCAGTCAACTATGTTCAGGTTACTGGTAATGCAACCACATCTCGCCCTGTTATTTCTGCACAAGGCTCTGATGCAAATATTGGGTTGCAGCTTGCCAGTAAAGGTAATCGTTCAATTTCATTACTGACTAATAGTGTTACATCATTAGATGTGTTATCACCGGCCTCTGGTGTTAATTATTTTACCTTAAATGGTTCAATTACTAACCTTTCTCCAAGTATTGTTTCAACCGGAACAGACACCAACATCGGCCTGAACCTGACTACCAAGGGGACTGGTGCGCTAAGTGTGAACACTGGTGGAGGAGAGCAGGTAAGGATTCTAGATACTGCTAGTACAGATGCGTCAAGCGTAACGGCAATCCAGTTCCGTGTTCGTCATATTAACGCCCCTGCAAATTATTGCGCGGTTATTGGCGCTCCTGCTGGATCTACCCCTGAATTTCAAACTCTTGGAACTGACACCAACATCGACCTAGCACTAACACCAAAAGGTACAGGACTGGTTCGCTTTGGTACGCACACAGCAACAGCATTAACAATCTCTGGTTACATTGAGATCAAAGACGCAGGTGGAACAATTCGTAAACTAGCAGTAGTTACTTAATCAAGGAGAAAACATGGCACTCAAAAAATCTGTAATGACTGAGTTTGGTGTAGAGGCGCAGTATTGGAACATCGGAGCCGTACAAGAGGACTTCAAAGGCAAGGGAACTGAGGTGACCTTTTATGGCTACGCATCTGCCGAGGCTCGTGCCGCTGAGAAACAGCCTCTAGCCGCTGGCAAGGTTCAGATCGCTGGTGACGAGTATGTCGCTGGTGCAGACCGTGCCCAACTCTACGCAATCATCAAGCAAAAGCCTGAGTTTGAGGGTGCAGAGGACTGCTAAGTAATTCTGTGCTGCCGCATGAACTGAGCAATTTTCTCATGTTCTTCGGCAGTACCATTATTCTTAATGCGGTTAGCCCTCATAGAGATTATAGCGACATTACCTTTGATGTAGCCTTTTAGTGGGTCTATACGATCAAAGGACGGAGAATCATCTAAGTAGCCTTCTTCATTGAAGTAATTAAGTTCTATCCCAAGGATAGGACAGTGAGTAGGGAAGTCAATATCACCAAACTCAATTGAGAACTCTTTTCCAACACGAAGAGAGTTTGCTTTTTTGGCTTTGAACTTCTCTCTCATGGCGGTATAAATAAAAGACTTACGGTATTCCATGTCTTTCCATTTATTACCCCACTTAGCTTGCATCTTGGCCTCGAATTGTTCGCGCCTCTTTTGACGCTTAATCTCAGTTGCCTTGATGTTATTCTTTTTACATATTTGCTCTACTCTTTGCTTAGAGACTTTGTTATTTAGTTTACTGGCTATTTCAGTATAACCAAAGCCTTGCTTGGCCCAGGTTAATAAATTAGTTCTTTCTTCAGCGGTAAGGACATATTGAAATGGCATAGAGTCTCCTGTGAAACAGCAGATGTTAGCATACTTATAGTTGAATGTCAAGAAATATTTTGGTATAATTAAGAAAATGTCGCCAGAACTACAACAATATTACGATAACAGGTTCGACCTCTTCATCCACCCCGGCTGGAAAGACCTAATCGAAGACCTGCAAGCGATGCTTCAGCAATACGAAGACATCCGTAACTGCGATAAAGACACTATCGAGTTCCGTAAAGGACAAATCGACATCCTAGACTATTTCATTGGACTACGGGAACTGTCGCAACGAACCTATGAGGAACTAAAAGATGGCGAAAAGAATATTTGAATTCCGCTGCGTGAAGGATCACGTCAGTGAAAAATACGTTGATGATTCAGTAACAGTCATACAGTGTCCTCACTGTGGAAATGACGCATCTAGAATCATCAGCACTCCGCACTTTATGTTGGAAGGCTACAGTGGGTCTTTTCCCACCGCCGCTGCCCAATGGGTGCGTAAACGCGAGAGTCACATCAAGTACGAAAGGAAGATGAACTCTTAGAGGGGAACGGGAACGCCCTCACATTTGTAAAATGCTTTCCTAAAATGCTATATGCACGGGAGACAATATGGCTCGTTTTATTGAAGAAGGTAAGGAAGAAGAAACACAAGAAGTTATAACCGACATCGCCGCTGAACCTACTCAAGCAGAATCTGCAGAACCAGTTCAGCAAGAGCAAGTTGAAGATGAAGGCCTCCCTGATAAATATAAGGGTAAGAGCGCCAAAGAAATTGCTCAGATGCACATGGAGGCTGAGAAGTTAATCGGTCGCCAAGGCAGTGAGGTCGGAGAACTTCGTAAAGTTGTGGATGACTTCATCAAAGCCCAAACTTCGACAAAACAGCAACTGCAATCGGAACCTGTAGAAGAAACTGATTTCTTCGCTGATCCGAATAGAGCAGTAGCAAAGGCAATTGAGAATCATCCAAAGATTAAAGAAGCTGAACAGCTTTCCTTTGAGATGAAACAGGCAAAGGCTTTTAATGAACTAAAGGCACGACATCCCGACTTTCAGGAAATCGTTGCTGATCCAGGATTCCAAAATTGGGTTGCTGGTTCAAAGGTTCGTGCAGAGTTGTTTGTTCGTGCTGACAGGTCTTTTGACTATGATGCTGGCGATGAACTTCTTTCCTTATGGAAGGAACGCAAGCAAGTAGCAACACAGACTGTCAACGCAGAGAAACAAGTCAGGAGCCAAGCCGTCAAAGCCGCTACTACTACTGTTCCATCTGGTAGCGATGAAACGCCTTCTAGGAAGGTTTATCGTAGAGCAGACATTATTAAACTCATGCAAACTGACCCTGACCGATACGATATGATGCAAGACGAAATCATGCAGGCATACCGAGAAGGCAGAGTTAGGTAACTAACTTAACATTTTAGAAAAGGAATTTTATCATGCCTTTGGGTACCAATAACATTACACAATCGAATGCCAACACCGCAGGTTTCGTACCTGAGGTATGGTCTGACGAAATCGTTGCCGCTTACAAACAGAACCTAGTTGCTGCTAATCTGTTCAAGAAAATGAACATGAAAGGCCGCAAGGGTGACGTGGTTCACTTCCCCGTTGCTGGTCGTGGCTCTGCTACTTCCAAGACTGCTTCTTCGCAAGTTACTCTGATTCGCGAGAGCAGCACCTGATCGAAGACTTTGCTGAAGTTCAGGCTCTGTCATCGCTGCGCCGTTTCTATACCGAAGACGCTGGCTACAGCCTTGCTCGTCAGATCGACACCACGCTGGTTCGCCTTGGTCGTGCCGCTAATGGTGCTACCATCGGTACGGATGACTATGCTTCTTCAAGCGCTTCGACCAAAGCCTTTATTGGTTCGGATGGCTCGACTGCATACAACTCCTCGTCTTCTAACGCTGCTGCACTGACCGATGTTGGTATTCGCCGTGCTATTCAGCGTCTGGATGATGCCGATGTTCCGATGGATGGTCGTTTCCTGATCGTTCCTCCATCAAGCCGTAACACCCTGATGGGTATTGCTCGTTTCACTGAGCAGGCCTTTACTGGTGATGCTGCTGGTGGCAACACCATCCGCAACGGCATGATTGGCGACATCTATGGCGTTAAAGTCTATGTCACGACCAATGCTGATACAGGCGCTGGTAATACTACTACAGACCGTATCTGCTTGCTGGCACATCCTGACTTTGCAGTTCTGGTTGAGCAGCTTGGTGTTCGTGTGCAGACCCAGTACAAGCAGGAATACCTTGGTACGCTCTTGACC